TTTACCGCCGTGCCTACCGTTTTCAACGTGTTTTTCACCTTTGAAACAGGCTGTATTATCTTGCTTGCCGCCTTATCGGCCGTTTCCAGCACCTGCTCAATCTTTTTACACCCCGAATCCAGTACAGCAGTAGTTTTTTCTACCGCACTCTGCACTTTTTCGTTTGATGCAGCAGCCTCTGTTACCGCTGATTTAACCTGCAGCATTTTGTCTATCAGCATCGCTATGACAGGTAACGATTGCAGATTTATGTTGTTTGTGCTTTCAGGTATCTTGTTTACCGCTTCGGCGGCCTGCCGTGCGGCTTCAGCCAGCTTTTTGGCTTCTGCATCCGCCTGCATTGCCTTATCTATCTTGGCTTTAGTAGCTTCGGACTGCTGCTGCAGTTTCAGCATACTTGTTTCAACGGCGTTTATTTTTTCTATTACGGCATTGCCCTTTTCGCCTGTCATGTCTTTATCAGACAATGCCGCCATTTCTCTGTTAAGCAGTTTCCACTTTTCCTGTGCAAGCTCTATTTTTTCGTTAGTCAGCTCAAGACTTTTGTTCAGACGGTCGATAGGTTCGGAAGGAATTTCAAAACTGCCGACATCAATTTCGGGGAGCTCCTCTTTTTCTTTGGACTTCTTCTTATCGCTTTTCGGCTGATAGTTGTTCACGAAATCCATAGCTTCTTTGCTATAACCGGGTCCGAACTCATACTTGTTATTTATCGCTTTGCCAAGGCTTTCTGCTTCCTTTTCCGCTTCCTTTACAGGCTCAACAAGTGCCTTTTCCAGCGTTTCGGAAGTCTTTTCGGCACTTTCGGATATAGAGCTTTCAAGCGCCTTTCCTACCTCTTCGGCGGGCTTTTCGACCTTCTGCACAGCCTTTTCAACGCTCTGCGTCACGGTCTTTTCTACAGCCTTGCCGACTTCCTCAACAGGCTTTACAGCCTTATCGGCGGCTTTTTCCACACTGTCGGCAAGTGCCTTTTCAGCGGTTTCACCGACCTTATTCCACTGTGCCTGTATGCTTTTCTGCAATGCCGAAAGCTGTTTGTCAAGCTCTGCGTCTATTATCAGCGACAGGCTGATAGTGCCTACTGACGCACCGTTTTCGTCAGCCATTTACTCACCTCCCCCGAATGCCTTTTTTATCATCATTTCAAGAGCCGTTATATCGCTCTGTATCTGTTTTGGAGTTTTCTCCGCAAGCTGTTTCTTCGCTCTGAATGCCGCCCACTCCCGCCGTATGCGATTTTCATACGGCGAAAAGTGTTTTAGCATCTCCTTGTTATCCTCGCTTCGTATCCGCACTGTCTGACCGAGCGGAGTATCATTCATAAGTCCCGATACAAGGCTCAGCCAGTCAGAATAGTGCAGGTCGTCCTGCTCGGACGGCAGTATGTGATACTGTTTTGCTATCGACTGCCGTATCAGCTCACGGTCATACTCGACATCGTACCAGACTTCATTACTCGTGAAATCGCTCGGTATCTTCCTGTCCCGTCATGGCGGATATTACTATCTCGGACAGCTTCTGATATGCCGCCCACGGCATATTCATTTCGCTTATCTCCTTAGCGGCGGCAGGCTCAAACGCCAGCTTGAACATCTCGTCAATCTTTTCAATGTCCTTCTTATAGCCGTTATTGTAAAGCGCCATTACCTTCTTGACCGTCTTTTCACGATCGTCTACCTTGTAGACCTTTTCACCGATTCTGATTTCGGGAACGCCCACGAGTAACTTTTCATCAAGTGTGTACATCTTAGCCATTGTATTTATCTCCTTACTTTGCGTCTGTAAATGTGGGCTTGCCGTCCGACATGATGTCAAACGCAAGAGGTGCTACCGCTGTGGAATCGCCCGATTCCCACTCCGTCACGTTTATAACGCACGGTATTGTCAGCGTTGCGCCGCTGGGGAACGTCCACACTACAGTTGTGTGGCTGTCTGCGCCTGTTTTGAGTGCAAGTCCTGCAACATAATCGTTGCCTGCGTCACCGATGTTTCTCTTGCCGGATACGCTGACGGTCAGTGCCTTACCTGTCACAAGTCTTCTTGTCCAGCCTTCCTGATCGAACGGCTTCCACTCCTCGACATTGCCGTCAATGGAAACCGAAAAGCTCTCCATATCGGCAATAGTTACAAGATTCTCGGCTGTCGCACCTGTTCCGCCTGTCTTGTCAATCTTGAACTGATTTTCATATACGGGATATACTCCTGTTTTGTTAGCCATTGTTAATTACTCCTTTCGTAATAAACCGTCACATCAATAACGTACTCGCAGATACCTCTTTCATCTCTGCCTGCGTTATGCGCCTCACTGCAACTCAAAAAGCCGACCGTGTGCCCCCCGGCAACATAGCCGTGTACATCGGTCAGCTTATCAAGTATTTCGTTTGCCGCACTCTCGGCTGTTGTCGGATTGTCCGTCCAGTGTATCAGTACGCTGATGTGCTTTTCAAGTGTTTTCGTGCAAGGCTTACCGCCTATGCTGATTTTCTTAGGATAGGTGTTTTTTGACGCATACACGCCGATACACTTATCCTGATTTGCGTTTATACAGCCTGCGTATACATTCTCTATGCCGAGAACATCAGCAAGCATATCGGCTGTTTCAAGTAACGTCATACGCCTGTTTTTCCCTTAAATATTTTTGTGAACGAGTTTTTGACAAAATCCTTTTTGTCACCTGTTATGTACGGCTCAAGCCAGTGATCAGTCCTGCCGTTGCGGAATTTCAACTTTTTGTCGGTCACTTCTTTCTTTATACCGCTCTTTGCCCAAGCACTTTTGGTATTTGGGTCGATCATCAGCTTGCCATAGTAGAGATACCGAGAGTATAAAGCACTGTGGTCAATCGTGGCGATGACAGTATTACCGCTTTTTTCCGAACGAACAAATATGCCGTTGATGAGGTCGCCCTGGTCAAGCGGTGCTGTGTTCTGTACTTCGGTAACCACCTGCTCCATCGCCGCTTGCGCACTGTCAAGCACTGCTTTTTCAATCTTTGCTATTGCAGCCTTATCAAGCTTTACGGTTACTTTTATCACTATATCAGCTCCAGTCTTGTGTAATTTACCGTCCCGTCGGGGTTTTTAGCCTTTTCCGAGCCGTATATCTTGTACTCTCTGCCACCTATCTCCACAGCTCCGTCAACTATCGGGCTGTCCGGGGCAATATCCCCGCAGAAAAGAGCCTCGCCAGACAGCGTTATAAGCTGTTTTTCTGCGGATAATTTCTGCCGTGCTTTCTCGCTATGGAAGCACTTACCCTCAAATATGACCGTCCGTTTCTTTGAGCCGTCACGGTTAAGTCCGTCTGTACGATACACGGTACAAGGCGTTGTACAAACCCTTTCGGGTACAAGTTTCGGATATTTCATATTATAACCCCCTGTAGCAAAGGCCCGTCTGCAACAGCGTGTTATAAACCTGCCGTGTTGTAGTGACACCGCAGTAATTTATAACCTTCGAGCTGTCAAAGGACATTGACACACCGCTGATACTATAGGAACTGAGCGGACTGTCAATCAGCTCAGCATTGTCAAAAACAAATGCTGTCTGCTGTGACAGTGCCAGCCTTACCTTATCCTGCTGAAACGCTGTCAGATTGTCGAATCCTATCGCTGTTATGCGGCTGAAGGTCAGTGTATCGATGTCGCTCTCCGCCATGTTTTCAAGAGCGTTGTACTGCTGTTCGGTTATCGTACTGTCGGGGCATAAGGTCTGAAATTCCGCAAAAGTGAGGTACATTAAGCCTCACCCTTTTTTGTCTTTGCCGCCCTTACCTGAGCAAGCTCATCATGGAGCTTTGCTATCTCCGCCTGAGCCTTTTCATATTCGGCATACGGCACGGTAGCCTGCGGAGAATGCTCCACAGCCCCGTTATCGCCGATTATGTCATACCCCTGTGCAAGATATGACTTCTTCTCGGCTTCCGTGATAGTATACTGCTTGTTTGCCTTTACTGCTATCATAGTTACCTCCTTAGTATGTTACGACTATAGCCTTTGCGTTGCCGGGAGCGGTATTGAATGTTATCACGCCCGATGACTTGTCATAGCTGTAGTCTGTTGTCGCTGTACCGTCCACAGTTACGCCGATGAGCTTTTCGGGCTTGTCGGTCACTGTGAATGCAGTTGTCGAGCCGTTACCTGTGAATGTCTGCGTCAGAGCAGATACATTCATGATACAGCCGTCAACAAACAGGTGATCTATCGCAAATGTACCGTTGTACTTGCGGTTCTGGTACAGATAGTTGTCTGCCGTTCTGCTGTCAGAGCCGGGAGCAAACAGATGTATATATGCGTACTTATCTCTTGACACCTGGCATTCGGGGTCAATGAGAATGTAGTTTATCTGCTTTGCGCCGACACCGGACTTACAGCCGTCCGTGAAATCGTACACGGTCTTGAAACGAGCTGAGGGAACTGTAACGATATTGCCTATATCGTCAACGGAATGAATACGTCTGTCGATACCGCCGCCGCTCTTGATGTCGAGCGTTCTCTGAATACCCTCTGCGTTCTTGAGTATCGTCTTATAGTCTGCGGTGACATAGAGTATCATTCTGTCAAGAGGTACGCCCTTATCTTCAAGTGTCTTGAGGTTCTCGTCAAAGTCCTTGAGGACATTCTCAATCGTGAGCTTGTCGTGCTTTATTGTTGCACCCACTCTTACAGCCTCTGCATACAGCTTTGAGAATGTATAGCTGTCGTGTTCAGGAATTGCCTGCGTCCTGTCGAAACGGCTCTGAATGTTCGCCAGTGATACAACGGTATCGGTTTCGTCAAAGTCCATAGGATCTACTACGAACTCGATAGAACGGTCGTGATCGAGCGTCTTTGTTTCGTAGTTGTTCTCGTATGTACCCTGAGGGAAGCCGAGCGATGCTCTTGTGTGGTCCTTATAGCCGGATACCGACAGAGTGGGTATCTTGATTGTTTTCCCGCCTCTGAGCTGAATATCGGAATTTGAGTGATAGAGAGCGTCGGCCTTTGATTCCTGACCGTAAAGCTCTCTGAGCTGATTGGTATACTGTTCAGCATAGTTGATTGTGTTTGACATTTTTACACCTTACCTTTCTTACTTCTTTTTCTTGATACCGAATGCGTTATCAAGTCTGCTGTTGTCGGGCTTTTCTTCCTTGTCGGAACTGCCTGCTCCGACCTTGAAGCCGCCCTGCTTCTTGCTGTCGCCCACGTCAGCCTTCATATCGGGATATTTCTTGACTACTGCCGACAGTGCCGAGTTGATGTCCTCATTCTTGCCGGACTTGACGTAGCTTTCGGCAATAGCCACAGCATCGTCCATACAATCGGGCTTTACACCGAGCGACATTGCGGCTATCTGTGTTTTCAGCCTTAAAATCTCCTCGTCCTTTGCATCGGGAACGGCGGGTGCAGGCTCAGATTCGGGCTTATCCGCCTTTTCTTCGGGCTTATCGTCCTTCTTGTCCTCTGCCTTGCTCTCATCGGGCTTGTCTGCCGTGCCGTTATCGTCCGTCTGCTTGTTTTCGGCGGGCTTCTCTTCGGGCTTGGGCTCGTCCTTCTGCTCCGCTGTGGGAGCGGGCTTCTTCTCCTCTTCGGGAGTTTTCTTTTCGGTTTCCATTGCTTTACCTCGCTTTCTTTGATTTTGGGTATAAAAATACCGCCCTTTTTAAGAGCGGTAAAATTATTAAGTTTGGTTCTGATTTGTGCCGAACTTTGCAAAAAACGGCTGTTTTTGTGAAGTTTGCGTTCAAACCAAGTGCAATCAATTGCACACGGGTATAAGAAAACCGCTCACTGCTGTGGGCGGTCTTATGAGTTCATTTTTTCTTCCCAGTCTTTTCGACTTTCTTCGTCCCAGTCTTCATCAACAGTTTCTTGGGCTTTTTCCATATCATCTAAAACTTTTTCGATTAACTCGTCAGAAATTATTACTTTAGTCTTGCCTTTCATATTATCACCTCTAACACTATTTTATTATTGCGGATTTTTAAAATTCGATATTTCAAATTCTTGTCGAATAAAAACTCTCTCTGATTCTGGTATTTGCTCAATAATTCAATATACGCACCCTTGCTTCCTTTTTTAGCTATTATCACGATGTTGTAATCACCTTTAAGCGTTCTCGATGAAACAACCGATGTGCTGATAAATTGCTTGGGCTCATATATATCGCCAACCTTCATTTCTTCCACAGGATTGTGTTTGACAGATCGGTAACAGATAATGTCGTGCTTTAACTCAAACTTTGCTATCGCACCCGATATAACATCGGAATAATATTTCAAAGTGTCATCTTCGGGAATATCCCCACGAAGCATTGAATTAAGCCTTGCATAGAACTTATCGTCTTTGGGATCTCCGCTGTTCTTCGTGTACTTCTTGATTGCTCTGACTTCTTCTGAGGACAGACGGTTAATCCATTCCTTTGAATCTTCACGCAATACAGGGACAACAGTATCTGCCGACAATGGCTCGAAAACTGTTTCTTCCTCTATTATATCACTTTCATCCGAATTGTCAACAGTATCATCTGTAAAATTCTGTACGTCTTCTTCGCTGTCTGTCGCTGTTTCAATAGGCTGTTTTACAGTTTCCTGTACGTTTTCTGTCGTTTCGGCAGTTTCAACGGCTTCATCGGCTTCATCAGTCATAGCCGCAGTCGGCGTATCGTCTGTGTCTTCGTTGCTCTGAACAGGCTTTATAGGCTCAGGCTGTACAAAATTCATTGTGTTTTCGTTATTTTCCGGTTCAGAAACGTTATTATCTGGTTTAGAAACATAAGGCTCTTTATCTGTCGGAACAGGATTATTGCTTTCGGCATCGGTAGCTTTAACAGGCGCTTCTTCCGTTCTCGGTGCTTCCTGTTTCGGCTTACCCTCACCGCTGTAGATCTTCTCCCTTGAATAATCTCTGCGGAGAACGTCGTCATGCTCTTTGATAAACTCTCTGAGCTTGCCTTGTTCCTCTCGGAGCTTACGCTTATACTCCTTGACCTTCTTCTCGTCCTGCGTGCCCTCAATCTTGCGTTTGAGTGCTCTTATCTTACGCTCCATAGCCCGTTGCTTTTCTTCAAGTGCTCGCTGTTCCCGTATCTTCTCGGCAGGAATCGGCTGAGGTATCTTTGTAAGCCCCTCTATGTACTGCCCCATAGTATGACGGCAGTTAGGGTGGAACAGCCCGCCTCGTATTGCCACAGACAACAGCATAAACCACTTGTCGCAGTAGTTTGACTTGCCGAAGTCGCCGCTTCTCTCGCCGTTCCATATCGTGAATACATCATCAATGTAAACCTTGCCCTGATACGGCTCGCAGGTTTCTGAGCAGCCTCCGTACTGCGATATAAGCACGGTATCATAGCCCAGCTCCGCAAAGCGTTTAGCCGCACCCTGCAACGTACCACCACTTGCCGTCCTCCCCCTGCTGTAAGTTCCGCTCCCACTCGTCAAAGTCAACATCTGCGCCTATCTCATCGCCCAGTTCGGCAAGTTCTTTATCAAGATCCTCCTCGCTCGGCAGAACAGGGAGCGTTGTAGAACGGCAGAACGGGTGCATAGGCGGAAGATTTACACCTGCCTGTGCGCTGTTACGCTTGAACACCTTACCGTCAAGCTCACGGCATAGATCGCTTGTACGGCTGTCAAGGCAGGCGGAAAACTCGTATTCGTCAATGTCAAGCTCCTTGTAGCCGTACAGCTCCGCCATATTCGCAACGCAGGTGGTTTCCGTTCGGACAAGCCTGCGTGCCTCGAAAGCACCGACACTGCAACGGCTCATTATATCGTCCGCCATGTGCTGCTCGGACTTTCCTGCCATAATGCCCACAAGCATATCGTGCTTCAGCCCGTCTGCAAGTGCGTTTGTGTTATCCCAGACACGCCGGGAGAACATCTGACCGCTCCAGTTAGTAGACAGGATAGCTTTAACACGGCTTTCGGGAATTAAATCAAAAGCCGCACGGTAATCCGCACCCTTCGTCACATCGAAAACCGTCTGCATATACGCATTCTGAATTATATTGCCCAGATGCTCTGTATCAACGCCTATTTCGGCGTTTGCAAGGCGTCAACGTTGCGTTTTTTTCATCCATAACAATTTTCATTTTTGCAAAACGGGTAATATAAAAACAGCACCTTGAAAGTGCTGTTTAAACGTTAATATGTAAATCTTATATCAAACTAAATCTAATATGTCAAGTAAGAGATTTTTAAAGTTGTCTATACTAGGATAAGTATGTGTCCACGCATCACCACCATAAGCCTTGTTTCTTTTATCAAATTTCGGATCAATCGTTGATTTGTCAAAAACAAAGGAGCATTCGCCGTAATTTCCGTGTCCCATATCAGATTTTATAACCGCTATAGACGGCATCGGGAAACCACCGAGCTTCAGTGACTTGGCGAGTTTATCTGTATAGATATTATGTACAGCTATGAGATTGCCTTTTTCTTCAACTGGTTCAGAGAGAATTTGTTGTTGCTACCGTTTTTGTCATTTTCAAACACCTCAACATATCTGTTGTAATTTTTGTAATCACTCTTCTGAGCTTCACGCTTTGCTTCAATTTGCTCTGTCGATAAGAAGTTATCCGGCACATATTTTAAAAACCTTTTGTCACTGGGGTTGACATTTGCAAAAAGTTGTGATAAGCTAATAATAGAATCAGCTATCAGCGGAGTAGAGTCGGTCGTTGAGCCGAGAAGACTCTCCGTCACGACGGCTGATTTTTTTATTTTGCTTAGTATTACATTCAAATATAGCCCATTTGGTTGATTTTCAAAATTTTTGACTTCTAATTGTACAGGAACAACATTTGAATTATCACTAAAGGCAGATATCAGCACATATGTTTTCTTTAAGCTAAAAAAGAGGTGATAATATGATAAGGCTTTGCAATTTTATAGAATACGGGTGTAACAATGGAGTGTCGATAAAAGACTCTGCTTGTCAACAATCTTATCCTGAAAAGCAAAAGATTGTTTCGTACTTAAAAAATGAAGGTAAGTGTATAATGGTTCAAGCAAAAATTGCAAAAGATAGGCTTACCAATGAACGAATAAGCGGATTGTTCGGTCTTGAGCTTTTCTCCGATGGGAAATACTCATGGTGGAGTGACCTTGCGTATCATGTTGACAAATATAATCTCAGATTGCCTACAGAATTTGAGAATTATGTGCTAAATCTCGCAAAAAAGATTTAATTTAAAAACACCCTTTCGAGGGTGTTTCAGACTTTTTCTACAAACTGAAACGCCCGGTTTTATTCCGGGCGTTTGCATTCTGGATATTTTGGATACGTACTACTTAGTCTTCCTTCCAGTAAAAACATCCGTTTCTGTCTGACGGATTGTTATATCCGCCGTATCCACCATCGCAGTGTACTCTGCCATACTGGTCCTTATCGTTCCAGTCGGCATAGCGACAATCACGGCAGTTACCGAAGAATGTACCCTCAGGTAATCTGATTTCTGTTACTTCTTTCATGCTATCACCTCCTTTTATACAATAACAAGTTCATCTTTCGTAATTTCAATTGTTCTTCCGTTTCGTACCGCAATGAACGGAACTATCTGCTTTTCCGGAAGCACGACCAACGGAAAGTATAAGTGTTCGATGCTTGACGGCATACATTCCATAATGGTATTGATATAGCGTATATCACCCTCGGACAATGTACTGACACCGAAAAAGTGCGTATGGAATATCCCTCTGAATGCAATTTCTTCCCTTTGCCATGCCTTTATTGTCGTGTTCAGCCTGGTGACATCCGGTGAATAGAAGCATCCACAACCGCTGTTACGCCCATCATCAAGCTGATACCTGCTTATTATGCCGTCTGAGCTTCCGAGAATGCCTCCTATTTCAGGCGGTTTCATCGGCATTGCATTCAGAATACGTCTACATACACCGGCTGTTATCTTCATACAGTTACCAGCCTTTGATTAAAAGCTGAACCAGCTTGATTATTCCCGTAATAATGATACGTGCAAATTCTATGTACGCAAACACAAATGCACCGAGAATTATAAACACGACCTTCATCCATGTTTTCTTGGGATCGCTGAAAAACCTGCCGAGCTTGTTGTCTGCAAACCTTGCCGCACCGATAAGTCCGAATGCAAAATAGCAGAAAACAAATACTATAATCAATATCGTACTAAGCGAAAAATCCATTTTGTCAATTCTCCTTTAGATTTAAATCAATAGCGCCATCCACCCGAACGATCCTTATACTGCTCTCCGGGGCTTCTCCAGCTGCCGTCTTCATCAACATAATCATCGTTCACCGAGCGCCATGCGCTGGACGCATCAACGTAGTCCTCGTCCGGCGATCTCCATGATCCTGAGTAATCAATATAATCCTCATCTGGCGTTCTCCACGCTCCGGATGCATCCATATACTGCTCTTTTTTCCATCTTGGCATTACTTTTTTCCTCCTCTCATTTCTTCCAGTGCTTCATAATATTCATCGCACAGACAATCTATAAATGCGTCATCTCCTCCGTCAACAAAGCTGTCACAGGTATGCCACACAGGATTGAAGTCGTCGGGAAAATCAACATTCATTGCTTTGCACCAATGTATGCGTTCTTTTGTCTTTCCCGGCTTGCCTGCACGATTTGCGCAGTATTCGCAAGTGTGTTTCGATTCGTTATCGCGAGTATATCTGAAATTATTGTAATACATCACTTTCTTGTAATCCCGTATATAATATTCGCAGATATTACCCGGTACGGCTCTCATCTGGTGCCTTACACAGAAATTTTTCCTGATGCCGATACAATTCTTTTTGGTTGCATAGAATATACACATCAGGCAGCACTTTTCATTGAACATATGCTTCACCCTTTGTCAAGTTTATTTGTCATTATTACCATCTGTATTGCCGTTATCGTAACTGTGAGCTTGCTTAACCAAATCGCACATTAAATTCATCGTTGCTTCTTTTCCGCCACTTTCATGATACAGGCAAACGGCTGTATGCGGCGAGAATTCCTTGCAGAATGTTATGTTCAGATACCGGCATTTGTGATACAGCACATGACCTTCTAATATTCCCTCTCTGTAGACACAATTGCCGCATTCGTACTTTTTATGCGGATCGCGTGCTTTGAAAAGAGCGTATTCCAGTACCATGTCATCATCCTGAACAAATTTCTCGCAGCAGAAATTCTTTTTCACCTTAGCGCTATTATGTACGGCACATAAATATGACGTTCCGATAATACCGTGTCTGACTTCTGCATTCCTGCAGAATCTGCACTTTTGCGTATCAAGCATAGATTTTCACCTCTGTTTATTTTGCTATCTCCTATTATAGCTTTAAAAAATCAAAAAGGTGGTTTTCATACACAAAATGCACTTTTTATGTCATCAATTGCAGTTACAACTCGTTTTTTGTCAAAAAAAATAACGATAGCAGAAGCTGATAAAGCAACTTCTGCTATCGTTGGATATGGGAATAAGGAAGACATCTTACGGCGGAAAATGCCGTATAAATGTGATTACATAAGTATTATAGCAACAAAAAACGCTGACGGCGGTATTTTGTCATAATATGCACATTTTCTGCAATGAAATGCAATCAGCCGATTTCAGTGAGTGAAACTACCGATCGTGCCGTATTGCCATCGGCATTGAGTACATAAGCGCCATTGTACTTCTCTACTATCCGGTTAATTATATCCGTTCCGTGTCCGTGATCTCCCGTTTTCTTTGTTTTCGGCTTATCCTCTGTGTCAATAGTCATATCGGTATTGTTTGTCGTTTCGATAAAGAGCAAACCGGCTTTTCTCCGGATAGTGACAGTTACGAAAGAATTATCCTCGTGTTTTGCCGCCTCTTCCATTGCATTGTCAATAAGATTAACGAGCAGCGAGCAGGTATCTATCCTTTCAAGATTAAGCTTTTCAGATTTATCCATGTTTACGGTAAATCCGATATTCTTCTTTTTGGCTTCGTTGCTTTTCTGCCAGAGAACAGCATTTACCAGAGCGTCACCGCAATAAATCGGCACCGACATTTTCTCAGCCTTGGTTTCCATTTCGCTGAGAAGTGAATCACGTTCCTGCATGCTTATATCATCGCCGGTATAGGTCAGTGTCCTTGCCGCCGCAAGCAGATTGAGAATATCGTGCCTGTATTCCCTGATTTGCGTATACTGCTCCGCAAGGTCGTCATAATATTTAAGCTGTAGCTGCATCTCGTTTTCAAGCAACGCTATAGTCTGTTTCATTTCCTGAACATGGCTGTTTTCCTTAAGCGCATGATACATAAGGAAATCGGACAGCAAAGCAACTACTACGGCTACTATCAGATAAGGATTGGTAAGAAGATATTTGTCCATCTCTTCCCACGCTCTGAACAGGCACGCAGTAAAGAACAGTCCCTGTCCAAACGGGAACAGCCAGAAATACCCCAGACTATTTGTATTTTTACGCTTGAGCAGCTTATTCCATATTCTGAGCAATATCAGGAAATTGATCCACAGTATTATATCAAGTACAACAGTATATATGATTGCGTCTTTGGTATATGGTCGCACCTCTGTCGGGTAATAGCCAAGTACATTGTAAACAACAGAAGTTGACACAAGTGCTATCAACGTAAGTGAAAGCTGTGATAAGGCAAGCGCCGCAATGCAGATGCGCTTCTTCTCTTTGAAGCAGACAAGAACGGTTATCACCATCATTGCAACAAGAAAATACTGTGAGAAATATTTGTCGTCAAGAAGCGGATAAACAGGTGGACTGAATGCGACAGCAAACGGAACAAGGATGATGAACGCCCTGTTGAATCTGGGAGTCAGCATCAGTGTAAGAATCGTAAAATACGACAGCCACTGGAACACGTCATGAAAAATAAAATAAAGAATATCGATTATTAATTGTTCATCCATATGCCCTCCGTCAGTGCTGTAACACAGAATACATTTCCGTAACGATACGCTTGAAATCATTTACAAAACTACGACCTATATCGATCTCGGTATTGTCGGTCAGAGTGACTGTTTTCCATCCGTTAAAATTCCTGACATACTCAAGATTGACACAGTAGCTTTTGTGGCACTGCACAAAATTTTTCGGCAACATATTCATAAACTGAGAAAGCGTACTGTTGACGGTAATCTCTTTTGTTTCCTCGCAAGGCGTATAAATAGTCAGCTTTCTGCCCTGAACGGAAATATGCGTGATTTTATCGGTACGGATAATATATTTCTCCTGCTGGGTTTTGACGCATATAAAACGTTTATCGTTTTCCGAATTCCGATTTATCCCTTTAATACGCTCGATGGCATTTTTCAGATATTCGGTTTTCACAGGCTTTACAAGAAATGCAGCAGGCACAACATCCGGCGGACAATTGAATATCGCCTGCGAATAGTCGTCAGGGTAACCGGTGATATACACAATGCTGATATTCGGATAACGATGCTGAATATCGACAGCCACATCGATACCGTTCATGTTTTCAAGGTTTATATCCAGGAAAATCGCATCAACATATCCGGATAACTCAGGTAAATTGAAAAGCAATCTTTTGGCTGAATGAAATACTTTTACAATACTGTCAGGTTCGGTTTCAGACAATTGTTTACCGAAATAATCCGCAAAATCCTTATTATCATCACATACAATAAAATACATTTGTTTATAGTCCCCATAAATACTCAGAATTTCAGCTAAATATAATTATATCATTTTTTATACCTCAGTCAAGAAAAATTTATTTTTTCATTGTTCCGGTAAAGCAAAATTGCAGTGCCTTTCCAATAGATTATGTCAAGCGTTTCTGCCAATCTTTTTTCTTTTTGTCACCCTTCTATTGAAATCCTACAATGTAATATTGTCATATTTCATAAAATATTATTGAACTTTAGCCAAAAATATAGTATAATAATCTTATACAGCCGACCAATTGTATAAAACTATTTTTATTAGGAGGTTTATTATGAGTTTGTTAGACAAAAAGCTTTCTGCGCTTTTGCCGGGAAGTCGCGTTCGCTTCACTAACCTGTCAGGACAGGTCATTGAAGGAATAATTGCTGAGAATGATGGGAAAGAATCGCTCTCTGTTCAGGTTACGTCAATGGCAACGATCAGGTATGATCAAATCGGAATGGTTGACGAGTACGGCCAGCATACAATCGTTATGCAAGAGCCATCTCTTGCAGATAACACAGTTGCTGTTTCTGTCTCTGCCCCAGCAAAAGCAACCGAGCCTGCAGCTGAGCCAAAACCTTTAACAACAGAAGTAAAGCCTTTGACCATAGAAATAAAACAGCTGAAGGGTGATAAAGAATCAGTTTCACGGGCTTACAAAGCAATGGAACCACATGAAAAGAAGGCCTTTGAACAGCCTTATAATAAATTTCAAAGCTATTTGCAGAGCCACGATGAAACAAAGTACGATGAAGCAATAAATCTTATATGGGATATTATTGAGGATAACGAGTGGGATTTCAATTCCAGAGTAAACTTTATGCTCGCACACATTCAGCTTTCCCATAATGAATACAGTGCGGCTTCGGAGTCATTCTTCTATGCAGGAAACTACCGTTACGCATACTGTGCCGCTTATCAGGGCTCTGAAAAGTACAACGGATTGTATCAGCTGGCAGCGGCCTTCTCTGCAGTTTATCTGTTATCAGGATCGCCGGAAGAAATTGCTGAAGCATCAGAAGTGCTGAGGAAAGCATCAGTTATTTCAAAGGATATTTCAGGAATAGATTATGTTCTGAAACACACATCATCAGAAGAAATAAAAGAAAATCTTTTAGAAGTCCTTAAAGTATTGGGTAAGGACTATGTGAAGTACAATACAGAGCTGTCTGATGCCAAGATACTTTCTGAAAGACTCCGACAGTTTTATCCTTCTGATGAGATTGAAAATAAAATAACTGATTTTCTTTCAAAAGTTCCTGTTGATGAAAAGGAAGAATCAGCTGAAATTAAGTCCTCTGTGTCTGACACTGAGCCTGACATTACTAAAGAACATAAAGGAAAGATAGTTACTTATAACTATTTTGAATGGAAAGGTACAGTCAAAGACGATGACGGCAGAGAATATCCTTTTGCGGTTAAGGACATCAAAGATGCATCGCTTCAAAATCAGGTCAAGAAAATATTCTCAAAACAGTTTGAGCCTATCAACGTAAAATTTACACTTTCTAAAATGGCAAATAAATATGTTGTTTCCGTTATGAGGCGAGGCATAGAACCTTCTAAGCCAAAGTCCGAGCCTGTTGTTTCTAAACCCATAAACTTAAACGGAATCACAATAGCTTCTGCTAATTATTTGTTTACAAACAAAGACTTCACAGGCGCTATGGAGATCTATAAACAGCACATGGATGATGAAGAGTGGGAAGTCGCCTTTGCTCAGGTCATTATGTGCTACCTTGCTCTCAGCAACGAGAACGAGGAACTCGGCTACTTAGAGGAGCTTCGTGCGTTTGTTGAAAAATATTCAAACCGTACTTCAAAGAATCCCAAAACTCTTGAAGCCCTGCAGCAGTTCTACTCTAAGATCCAGGATTACGAAAATGCTCTCCGTGTTCTGAATGAACTTATGGAGTTATGCGCTCCGAGTGAATTGGGACGTATACTTCATTATACCATAGGAAAAGAACGCTGCTACAGGCTTATGAAAAACTACCGTTCAGCTATCAGCGAAATGCTTGACTGGCTTGATATTGTAAAACGCAATAAAATTAAAGAGCGTTATGCTCAGAGAGACACTCTTGCATATACCGAACTTGCCGAACTGTATTTTGAAGCAGAAGATTATGAAAATGCAGAAAAATATGCCGGTCTGTGTGCCGAAAGTGAACGCAGACAGGCTTTGGTGAAGAAACTTGAAGCCAAGAAAGCTGAATCTGCTGCCGAAAACAACGATGAAACCGACGAAGACAGCTTTGACGATGAAGATGATATGATAAACGAAGCTGTTTCTGAGCCGGAGGAATCGCTCCAGACAGCTTATGAGGAATATAAAGATGCTGACGGTTTCGATGTACTCGATCTGGACGATACGACAGTTATCTCAACGGCTTTCAGCTTTGACGCAGACCACCTTTACTGTCTCCTCGCTTATCTTAACGGTGCATCGGCAGTTTCTGCATCATCTAAGAAAACAAGAACAGATGAAAACGGTGAGACTGTCTATGTCGGACAGACAATCAAGGCGATAGATACAGCAGCTGCTTACGCTTTTAACAGTCCACTCATGGATACGGAGTATCTCAGCACAGAGATACTAGCTGTTTATGAAGAAGTGCAGAAGTATTTACCGTATACGGCACATTCCATGTTTGCAGCTTCTGCTCTGTATGCACTTTTCAACACACCGTCTATTCCCGACTATAGCATCGGTGACTTTGCAGTTGTTATAGAGGACTATGGTCTGGAACAGTATCCTGCACTGCTTCCGCTGATAAATGATCTTGTATCTTTTCGTGAAAACACCGGCTATGGTATGGATTCATTTGCAGGCTATAAAACCAGCACTCGTGTACTTGAATCTATTATTGCAGAAGCACAGGCTTGCTGTGAATCCGTAGATATGCGCAACGATGTATTTGAAAGTCAGGGACAAGTCCGCAGACTTCGTGAATTTATGTTCTCTAACGATGACAGTGAACTCAGGACCTGCCTGAATATCGTTGCCGAAAATGATATTAATAAGTATCAGTATGCAAAAAAAGCGATCACTGATTTGTTTATCCGTTCAGGAAAAACAGCATTGATTGATAACATTGACATTAAAAAAATGGATAAATTCATCGACGGATATTGGGATAAGGCAAGGGACGTTATCCTTGATGAAGGCAGACACATTTCAAGGCCTCATGACAAGATCAAGGGTAGCAAGCGCAACAACGTTGTTATCACAATACGCCGCATACTGTCATGTATCTGTGACTGGCTTTCTGTTGCTGAACATTCGAGCAGTAATGATAATAATTATGTTTCTTCTCACTATGATAAACTTGCACCAAAAGTGATCAGCGAGCTGAATGACATAATCGCTTCCTGCAATTCTATATTGAATAACGGTTTTGATTGGGGTACAGAAAGCATACGCAGAGCCGCTGAGGAAATACTGGCTAAGATGAACGGTACATACAACAATAAGTCAAGGCGCTATTTCTTCATCGACTTCCTCAAAGGTGAAGACGTACTGCTGAATGACAGCTATCTCCCGGAAATGCAGTCTACATTCTGCGGTGTCCCCGGATTCAACATACTTTCACGAATTGAAAGACACGCTTCAAAGTCTCACCCTGAACTCCATGAGCGTTTCACAGAAATACTCAGCAACGATGAATCCAAGCATAATTTCCGTACTGCACGTCTTATCAAAGCTTACGGAGATGATATGGACATTAAGGAGATCACCGAGCATAAGGATCTGGCACAGTACAACGATTGTCTCAAGCAGGCAAGACAACGCTTTGAGACCAAGAGCCAGGACTTCTATGCTGAGCTTGAACTTTGTGAAAGCTATGGTACAATCTCCAATATCAACGGTGAAAAGGATAAGATTTGGTCAATAGCCGATGACTGGTACCGTATCAGCAAGATAACAGGAGATTACGGCTTCTATGTCAGACTTCTTGAAGTGCTGAGGCATGATATATCCGTCAAGGCCGAAAAGAAGGGCGAACAGCTTATGCGCCAGCTTGATGATATTGCAAGCAATCCTAACTACAACTTTGGTGTATTCAGCAAGGAAATGATAGAAGCGAAGATAAACGATCAGAATTTCTCATCGGCTGAATTCATCATGGGCTGTATCCTTCGTGGTGATGTAAACGCTATATCTGACTACTCAGACGAGCCTTTCGGCTATTTTAAGGAATTTATAGACGAATATGCCACCAACTCCCGTGCTGTGCGCGGTGCAGGCCGTGACATAGCTGATACTATTTATGAGTATTCGGGCAAAAAGGATCTTGAAAAGGCTCTGCAAGTTCTGACAAACAACGCCCGTAAAGAGACTAAGGGCGGTGCAAATCTGCTCAAAAACTGGATCCCGAGAGGAGGCCCGGCAAATACGGAACTGCTGTCAAACCTCCTGACTAAGCTGGGATTCAAGCCCGTTTCTATTGATCCCGATGAAAGCATAGATTTTGAAGCATATCATGTATTCTGCCGAAAGCAGATCGGCAAGGTAAACTATGTCCATCACATTCCTGCCTTTGGCTCAAAGAGCGAAACTGAGGGCTTCCGTGTGCTTTGCCTTTATGGAACATACAACTGCGATGCACTTATGGACAAGTTCAGATCGGCAAATTCAACGGCTAAGCACACTCTTGTTCTGTTGGACTTCGCACTGAACATCGAGGAACGCAGAAGGCTTGCAAGAAAGATAAAAGAAGAAAAGTCGTTCTCCAAAACATTCATTGTTATTGACCGTGTTATTCTTTTCTATCTGGCAAAGCATTATGCCGAGAATACTGTTCTGAGAAGACTTCTCGCCGTCACACTGCCGTTTGCTTACTATCAACCGTTTGTAGAAGCATCAAGACAGGATATGCCACCTGAGCTGTTCACTGGCAGAGAGACCGAACTCACCTCTATCGAATCTCCCGATGGTGCAAACCTCGTATACGGCGGCAGACAGCTCGGAAAGAGCGCTCTGCTGAAAATGGCAAGAAAGAACATTGACAGAAACGCTAACGGAGACAGAGCCGTTTGGATCGAGATCAAGGATATGACAGCGGCAGATGCTCTCAAAGTGGTCTGCGATAAACTGATACTTGAAGATATTCTTGACGCAGACTGCAAGTGTGAAACCTGGAACGAACTTGCAGGACATATCCAAAGACGCTTGATGAGCGATGATCCTAAAAAGCGTATCAACTACCTGCTCCTTATGTTGGACGAAGCCGACACCTTTATCGCAACAAGCGGTGAAACAGAAGATCAGCCGATCACAGCACTGAAAAATCTGCCTTCCGACAGATTCAAGCTGGTTATGGCAGGTCTGCATAATCTCAGCCGTTATAACAGAAAGTCAATGCACATGAATTCAAATCTGATACACCTGACACCGATCACTATAAAGCAGTTCCGCCGTGAAGAAGCCACAAAGCTCCTGACCAGCATACTTGCTTATCTCGGTTTCAAATTCAATCAGAAGATCATTGACAGCATTCTTGCTTCTACATACAATTATCCCGGTCTGATACAGTTCTATTGCCAGAAGCTCCTGGAAGCTATGAAGAACGAAGATTACGCAGGATATAACGAATCCTCCACTCCGACATATGAAGTAACGGAGAGCCACTACAAGAAGGTTCTTTCAGACAAGGCTTTCACAGAGCTTGTAGATCAGAAGTTTGAAGCTACGCTGTTCACAGAGGAAGAGGGACACAGCAACTACCATATCATAGCACTTATCATAGCGTATCTGTACTATGCAGAGCCGAACGATAAAGGCTACACCGAAGCCGATCTGCTGAGAATTGCTGAGGAATACCGCATAAACCGTGTAACTATTCTGAAACCTGAACAGCTGTCTGAAATACTTAATGAAATGTGTGATCTGAATGTTATCACGGTTATGGAAGGAAATTACCGCTTTGCAACGGACGGTTTCCGCAAGTATCTCGGCAATCAGGAACAGGTAGAAAAGAGCATCAGCGAATACTTTGAGGAGGCTGTAACAGTATGACAGGTGAACTCTGGTGGCGCAGGCTTGTCAACTCCGCAAGATTTCTTGATGATCTGAAAGACACGCTGGCTGATGACAAGTCCGTACTGCTCCTATTTGATACAGATATTCCGTGGCTGGATATTATGACGGAAACTCTTGAGCAAAAGCTCGCAGATGCTAATGACAACAGGACATTTGATGTACTTGATGTTTCAAAGGCAGATGATCCCGGGTCTTATCTTATGAAACGCTATTGTAGTAAAGAGGAGCAAAAGAAGTATTGGCCAACAACACACGGCAGTCCTGAAAAGTTTCTTGCGCAGAACAAGGTAACTCCGCTGAACAAACGTTATGTTTGTCTTACGGACATAAAGCCGGACGATGCTTTCAAATGGGCATCTTCTGTTGTCGAGTACCTTGAAAACTGTGAAGATGTACATGAACATGGTGTGTTCATTATTATCTTAGATGGTATGAATGTACCGGGCTCAAAACATCTGACAACTTTCAGGTATAACGATTATGTAACTGACTACGACTGCATGATGCTTTGTCTTACATTGGTTTCTGACCTTAAATGCAGCAGAGCTGAAAAGATGTACTTATGTGAAGTCGCAAGCAACATAGCACACAACAACGTGGAGCTTGCAGCAATGCTCGCATCGAGAAGAACAAACCTGATACAGAATCCTTACAATGTTTCAGCAAAGGTCTTTGAAGAAAACGAGGTAAAGGTCACTAATCTTAAAGAACGAGTGAGAATGGCTGTATGGGAAGCTCAGATAAAACTTGTATTTCCAAAGATTGAAAATTTCCGAGCTGACCTCATCAGGAAGTACGAAAGCAAGATCTCACGCTTTCTTCCAATCAAAAGTTCAAACAATGATGTTGTTGACAAGGCTACTGACTTGGAGATCGGACAACTGTACTTTATCTGCCGTTCACAAAAAATCATCGACTTACCGGAGTTTGAAATGCTGAAAAAAATGCGTGACGCGAGAAATACGCTCGCACATTGGGAAGCGTTATCGTATGACCGACTGACAGAGATTAACTTAATATAAAACCAAAAGCGGAAGTTCAAATCAGAACTTCCGCTTTAACCTTGAATCCAATGGGTTCAAGGTTATTTTCGTAATTGGGCTTATAAATACGGTTATCAAGGCCAAAAGGCTTCTTTTCCGTGATTTTCCTTAGCTCTAACTTCTCGTAATTCTCTTCACACATATACATTTTCGCATCGAGATTGTCAATGTAGCGCAAAGAAATGCTTCGGGAATCGCCAGACAAGATACTGTACCCCATTCCTGTGTACCGTGGTGAGCAAGCATCATGTGGATTAAGAGCCCGACTTTCTCTTTGTTGTAGTAGCTGTCAGCCGTGACCATTTCAATCCACGCCCTCGTGAAGAGGGCGACTTATTATATAGATAAGTGAGGTTGAGCTAAAAAATATTTCAATCCACGCCCTCGTTAAGAGGGCGACGCAGAGTA